CTCGTTCATCCGGCTAAACTCGGCACCGATGTTTTCCCAGCCAACCAGGAACTGCTCGACCACCATCAGCGGATAGAGCTCGTTGAACCGAGTCCGCTGGCGCAGAAGATCATTGTACGCCGGGCAATGAGCCCGCATGTCCTTCTCGATCTTGTTCACCTGGTCGATAAGCGCAGGATCGACCTTCGGCGCGTCTTTCGCCAACGTCTCCGAGGCCACATCACGCTCGTCATCCGCGATCTCGGCAAGCTGATCGATGGCGCCAGCGGTAAACTCGTCGAGCGCCGCCACCTGTTCCTCATACGCGTCGATCGCCTCAATCAGCGGCTCGAACGCCTGCACATTCTCGCGCAGATCATCGCGCATGCAATCGTAGAGTTCCTCGTTGGTGGGATAGCGCAGTCCGGAGCCGGCGATGGCGGACTTGAACTCAATCTGGTCCCGCTTGGTCGGCACCTTCAGGATATAGACCGGTACGCCGTCGAGACCTTCCAGTTCCGGCGGCGTGAACCGCACGGTCTTCCGCGTGAACGGCGCCGCCGTGTGCCTAAATATCGAACCACTCATGAAAAGCATCCTTAGTAGAAGCAGAGATAGGCGCCGCTATCCTCACCGACACAGGAGAACGGCACCGTGACCGTGGCCACGCCGTCACGATCACCGGGCGTCTGGTTGGTGTAGAAAGCGGCGGGAATGGTGAGGCCGATACGGTTGCCGGCGAGCGCGCCGAACCGCGCATGGACGATCTGCTGGGTTCCGTTACGGAACGCGGTCATGACATCGCGCGTGGCAACCAGGGTTTCCATCGGATCGCATGAGCCGGTCATGGCGCGCCGGGTGATGATCGCCGGATCAAAACCTTCAAGCGCGTTCGGATTATCCGGGTTGGTGAGCGCGCTGCCCCAATCAACACTCATGGCGGCCATGGCCGAGGCGTACCGATCGATCAACGCCCTGCCGTTCTTCCAGATCGGCGGCCGGGTGGTATCGTAAGTGGCGGTCGGTACCGCGGCGTCGGCCTTGGAAGAGAACAGGCCGGTGAAGTTGAACTGGATCTTCCCAGGTTGGCCCGAGGTCAGGGTGAAGGACCCGGAGCCGCGATTGCCAACCAGGATGTAGCGGACACCGTCCATATAGAGATAGAGCGTTCCGGTCGGGATCGACGCCGACGCCGGCGTGTAGAGCACATTGACCGGAATCTGATAGTTCGAGGTCGCCGTCAGAACCGCGCCAAGATCATCGGTCAAGGTCGCGAGTTTGCTGGAGCCGACGTAATCCGAGATGAACCCCGAGCCTGTCACCGCCGAGGTAAAGTCGACCGGCATCCCATTATATTGGTCATCGGTGGCGCCGGCGGAGGTTCCGAGGGTCGCGGCGGTCTGCGAGGCGCCGGTTCCCAATGCCTCGGGCGATGCTGGCACGGCGGTACCGGTGACCGTCTCTCCCCAACCGCAGGCCTTCAGCATCTCGCCAAACTCTGGCGCGGTGCCGGCGGCTCCGGAACCCTTCATATAGACACTGAAGCCCAAAGAGGCGGTCATGCCGCCGGTGATCGGGCCGCGTGAATCCAACGATCCCGTGACCTCGTTGGTCTGCACGATCGTGGGGTTGAAATCCAGGCTGACGTCCTCGACCAACACCGCGTCGGTCCCAGCGGTCGGCGTCGGATCAACACCCTCGGTAACCTCTTCCTTGTAGAGCAGGACAGCATTGCGTGAGCGAAGGGCAGCCATCAGCTGATCTCCTTGCTATCCGCCGGTTTCTCGACCGGTTTGGCTGACTTCGACCGGTCGGTCGTGGTCGGCTTTGGCGCCGGCTCGCCTGCCTTGCGCAGCTGGTCCGAGGCATAACGAGGCACCACCGCTGGCGCGCGGTGCGCTTGTGTCTTGGGCATGGATGTTCTCCTGGGATATCAAGGACCGACGGTGTACGGGTCCCCGGGCCTAGTCCAATAGAGGACCGTGAAGGCAATCAAAGAGCCGCCGCTTTCCGGCGCGCCGTCGATCTCGTTGATGTCGATGTCGGTGTCGGTCTCGTTGATGTCGACGACCAGGTTGCCGAGGGTCGGATCCGCGCCGATGGCTTGACGGACGGCGCCACGTAGATCGCCATTAACCTCAGCCGCCGTGCGCGACGCGGTCTTTTTAGCGTAGCAGGCGACGAGGATGTTGAGACTGTGGGACTCAACACCGGTCGCGCCATAATCCGCGCCCTCCGATCCAACGGCGACCATCTCGATCGCCGGCAAACTGGCATCCGGGACCGGCTTGCTTCGGTTCTGATAAACCGTCGCGCCGGTGATCGTATCGATCCTCGCTTTGAACGCCGCGATCGCCTGCTGCTCGACGGTGTCCGGCATTAGTGCACATCCCCGAGTTCCAGGCGCCAGAGCAACCGGTCGGGATCCGGTTGGCTCGCGAAACCGATCGGATAGTCCGCTCCGTCGATCGTGATCGTGTCGCCTTCGCTCGCCACCGCGATCTCGCTAACCCGGACCTCAGCGAGGCGGGACGGCATAATCGAGCCGGCGCCATAGCCAAGGTCATAGGGTTCGTCGGCCATTTTGACGATCACCCGGCACGGCATGGGCGAACCACCATCCGGCTTGTATGTCGCCACAACCGAGATCTTCGATGATGCCGCGAACAGGATGTCGAGGGCGTCCGAGGCGATGGTCACTTGCTCTTGGCCTTCGGCTTATCGGATGTCACGGCTTTGGACTGCCGCTTGACCGCCTCGCCAAGCCCGGGATCGATCTGATCCAGGAGAGCCTTGCTCAATCCCTGATATTCGATGCCAAGGGTCTCGCCGACCTTGAACTCGACCGGCTCGACCACCCGGTAGGTGCCGTCCTCGAGATCCTCCAGGCGATGCTCGCGCAGTTTCAATTGCTCGGGCGTGATCGCGATCACCGCACCGATCGGCAGCCGTATCGGCCCGCCTGTCACTCTGAACTGATCCATTACGTCCTCCAAAAAACACGAAGGGCGGCCAGAGCCGCCGGTTCGTCGCATTGCCCTTTAGCTATCAAGCCAAGGTGACCAGACAGGCGTGCTGCCAGTAGCCGTAGCCAACGTTGCGCCAGGTATCGACGCCGTACTGGTGCTTGTCCTCCTTGAACTCGAGCTCCGAGCCCTCCGCTATCGCCTTCAGCATGACCTCCTGCTCTTCCTGCCGGATGAACGGTTTGGTCTGGCCGTCCGTGCGGAACACCACGAACTTGTCGGTCCAAGTCAGTCGTGAGTTCACCCCATGATTGATGGCGAAGTTGCTGGCGGTGATGGTGTTGGTCTTGCCGGCGGTCAGAATTGGATTAGTGACCGCCGCGATGGTCGAATGCATCAGACCGGTCGGCACCATGACCAGGAAAGTCGAGGCCAACTCGTTCATCGGCTCGCCCTGATCGTCCTTGATGCCGAGGATCTGGGTAATGCCCTGCAGGATCGCCTGCTCCATCTCCTCCGGGCTTGGCGCGGTGACCGAGCCGTGCTGGTTGGTCGGTAGCGCCGAGATGTCGACGGAGATATCGTTCGACTGTGTTCCGCTGGCGCCTTCGGAATGATCGGTGTCGAAGAAGTACTGACCGTCGTAGCAGACCGTGGACGGGCCATTCTCGATCAAGGTCGAGAGCAGCGATGCCCAGTGCATGTTGGTGCGGTCGGCGAGTTCCTGGATCCGGACCATGACCTGGCCGGTCTTGTCCCGGCGCATCTCCTTGGTTAGCACCTCCATGGTCGCCTCGTAATGCTTGTTGGCGATGGTGATACCATTCTCGCGGAACCCCTTGGCGTTACGGCCACCGACCCATTCGCGCATGGCCGGGACCATGCCGAGCCATTTGTAGGTCTCGGATTCCTGGTCGGAGGTAAAGTAGTTGGAGACCGCCGGCACCCATCCAAGCGAGCCCGGCTGCTCCAGCCGGTTGTAGAACTCGCCGATGATGGCGCGGCTGGAAAGTCCTTGTGCGGACATTGGCTGTTCCTCCCTATCCGATCTGACGGAGAACGGCGTTCAGCTTGGCCGCCAGATCCGCGAAATTGTTGTTGATGTCGGCGTCCGCGCCGGAGCCGGAAACCGCAGCGATTGTGCCGTCGGCGGTGCCGCTGGAACTGTCGGTGAGTTCGGCGATTAGACCCACCGAACCCTTGGCCGCCTCAAACGAGACGATCCCTACACCGCTGGAGACATAGCGATGCACGCGGCCGATGTGGCTATTGGTCGATTGGGTCAGAGTGAAGGTGTCGTCGTCGGAGGCGTAGACCGGCTTGCCGACATCGGTGATGGCGAGCGAGCCGATCGCGAGCCGGACCTTGCCGCGCGCCAACACCCGGATGGTCACGTCGCCGGCGGAGCCCAGCGCATTTTCCGCCTTGGACTCGGCGAAGCCGCGAAACGGGTCACCGGCGACGAGTGGCCGGGCATAGCCTGAACCGTTGTCGCCAACGGCCGCACCCTCATAAATAGTGTCGGACGCGATGACCGGCAGTTCGTTCACGTCGCCGAGTTCATAGTCCCGCGCCGTGTCGGTGGCGAGAGTAGCCATAGTTCATATCTCCCTATTTGTTCAGGATGCGCGCGCGACCGGATTCATCGGCCTTGGCGAAGGCGAGATAACGCTCGAAGCTGTTACCGAACTCGGTCCGCAAGCTTGCGTCCTTGTCCCAGGCATGCCTGGCGCGATCCTCGATCGGCGCGTCGGCGGAAAGCGACTCCCTACCCGGGCCAGGATCATTGGTCACCGCCGGTAGAGCCTCTTCGTCGCCTTCGATGCGATCGGCATATTGCTTCTGGTTGGCCTTGTGGACCTTGGCCTGTTCTATCGCGAAAGCCTCGACAGACAGGCCGTCGGCCTTGGCCTTGGAGAGAAGTTCATCGTTACCGGCAAAGGCGATTTCCTCGAGCGCGGTGACACGAGATCGCTCGGCGGCCAAGGTTTCGGAAACCGCCGCCTCGGTGCTCTGAATGCCCTCCATGCGCAGAGCGTCCGCGACAGTTGGA